CACCGTTTGCCTCTTCCTTCTTTGTGACGAGATACTCGACTCGAATCAGATTGCCGTTCTCGAGTGCGCGTCCCAGAACACCGTCACCGAAGTTAATCTCATACAGGCCATCAGGATTCTCTGATAAGAAGAACACTGTGCTCGTACTGTCGATCGTCGTGAGTTCTTTCGCCTCGGTGAACACCGTCGAGGATACTTTATCAACGGTATCGAATACCTCAACAAGCAAAGATGAGGTGTCAGCATTCGCGTTTGGTATCAGAATCTTTTCTGCAGAGTTTACATCAAAGATAGCCTCGGTAGTCTCAAAGTTACCCTGAACAATCTTTACATTATTGAACGTTGCATTACTTGTAACATAGCTCGTATCAGTAACAAAGTTATAAGTTGTATTGTCAATCTTAGTCTTAAATCGATGTCCGCGTGGAATACTAAGATTCTGAGAACTTGGATTGTTTACTGTAAGATCAAGAAATGCAACCGGCGCGGCGGCCGATCTTGGTGTGTAACCGAGTTGACGAGCGTGACCGACGACCGAACCGCGAAACTGAGCGGTGTCGAGAAACGTCTCGTTGATACCTAAGTTTGCATTCACCGCATTGTAGTGAGTGACGTACGACAACAGATCGATGACCGACGTAATGGCCGATCCTTCGAAGTCATAGTCTTGCAGTGTGTCCTGCGACTGAAGAAACGTTTTAAGATTAAAACGTATCGACTCAAAGTCAACCTCGGACACGTCGAGTCTTTTTGTCTCACTCATATTATCTCAGTCTCTCTACTGAAAAGTTAACCGTCGTAACGGTCTGTTCTGGTGATTGAATCTCAAACTCTACTGAGATATCAATTGAATTCTGATCCGGTCTTGCATCAACATTAACATTAAGAACGCGAACTCGAGGTTCATAGTTTCTTAACGCTGATCGAATATCATCGTCGATTAACTGTTTAACGATTGGATCAAAGTTTTCGAACAGCTGATTACGAATGTTCGCGCCAAAGTCTGGATCAAAGGGACGCTCGCCGCGATTCGTGGAAAGAATATTGACCACCGACTGTTTGACCGCTTCGACGTCTCTTTTAAGAGCGATGTCGCCTGTGATCGGATTCGCGCGGAACCCAAAGTCTATATCGGTGTACGATACTTCTCTTGCTACGATTGGTTCTGTGATTGCCATACGGTTATTTATAAGGTTTTACTGACCTATGGCAGCCGCATTTGCATCACCGGGTCCGGGTTGACCAGTGAATCGACCAGCGGCCTCTACTGCCTCGGAGATGGATCTCGTTGGAAATCTTGGTAGAACCTCGAAGTCAGACAGACCAATCTTCTTTGTAAAGTCCTCTTTGTCACCAGGATCCGGTGGTCCGGCGGGAACAACCGATGGTTGAGCGAGTTCTTTTATTTCGTCCCCAACCTTAACGATGTTCGGTATGTCCTCACAGAGGTTCAGTGGTGTATTAAGTGGATCCCTAATGAACTGCTCTACGTTCTCAACGATACGATCGATCGCAGGTCCCGCCGCCTGATACGCAGCCGCAATTGCCAGTAGCTTCGCGATCGTACCGGTAGGATTTGCCAGAGCCTCTCGCGACAGAAGATTAAAGATGTCTTCCTGAAGCCGACGCTCGACTACACCCGGTTGGTTCTCGATTGCGTCCTGAAGATTCTCGACATCGTTTGCGAACCGCTTGACCTGCGAGATCGCATTCTTACCTCCGGTCACTGCCTCGCGAATCTGATCCTGAGCATCGTTGATCTGATTAACGACACCGGACTCACCACACAAAGAATCAAAGATTGAAGCCATAACTCTTACCCACCCGCAAATACGTTAGATGATCCGGCGGCAACACTCGTGCAGGTCGGATCGCCCACTCTTCCGATCTGTTTACCGTTTACATATACGGTTGCGGATCCGCTGGAAATTGTTGTTGAATGAGCAGGACAAGGATCTCCAGGTAGCAGATGAACCGTGTTACTGTCGCCCTGTCGACTTACCGCGATTCCGTTAACGAACACGTTACCGGATCCCTGTGCTCTAACCATTCCGGAACAGTGCGGAACCTCTGCGTCACCAATTCTTGTAACCGCCGGCATTATCCTTCTCCGTAATCGTAGTTCGCCATGAAAGATCTAATCGCCTCGAGATCATTAAAGACTTCATGAGTCAGTGTAACATTCTCGGTTGTTTCTGTCTGAGTTGTATCTCCAACATATGTTACTGTAACATCATAGTCTCTTGGAATAAAATGTTTTTGATCCTGATCCAGATTGAACAGATCCTGCCCTTCGGGTAACTCATCGATCGTTGCATCAGTTGGTGTTGTTGTCTTATTGCTCTCACCAGGAGGAACGTACGTAAACACGTCATCCCAGCCGGACAGATACGTTCCATTGAAGTTAATCGTTGGTTCCGAAACCGTAATCGAAATCGGTTCTTCGTCACCCAGGAGTTCAATCTGAATGTCTGTGATCGTAAAAGTTTCTTCCTCTGTTTCCGGAACCGAGACCGTCACGGACTGCGTAAAAGATTCGTTTCGAACAAATGTTCCCTGAATCTCGTTGCCGGAATACGATGATGTAGTTGTTGTTGAGAACTCGATCGTCATCTCTGCTCACGTTCCATCAACTCGTTCATATACTGTGGTAAAGACTCGATCCACTCGTGTTGTTCTTCAGTATGCGGTTCCGGTGGAATCTCCGGAGCAAATCTAATTAGATTATCGAACCGCTCGGGTATATCATCGTAACTTGTGTACGTCACAACTTCACCATTCAGTATTACTTGAAATACGCCCTTCATTGTCATGGGTTCAGATCGATCCGCGAGCCAACAATCGTAACGTTACTACCAGCAGTAACATCAAGAGTCGATCCGATGTCAGTGGTCTGCGATCCACCAATGGACTGAGTAAGGTCCGAACCGATCTGTGTATCACGAAGACCGGCGATCGTCTCTAGTACATCGGCGTCGGTATCGAACTCAATGTTGGCGACCGATTCGAGTCGATGAATACCCTCGGTCGTAACGAGTCTCTTACCGACCGTAAGAAGCGATTCGTTTCCAGTGATCACACGTGACGAGTTCGAGAGTACGGTCTGTGAGTGATCGCCCTTAATCGTTGTGTCCGACTTCTTACCGATCACGTTGGTCTGATTACCGTCGATAAGAAGACGCTGATCACCACCCACGTGTATGGATCGTTTCTCCAGAACGTTGGTCGACTCGTCCACGGTGATCTCTTTAACGTCCGATCCGTCGATCTTTGTCTCACGATTACCCTGAACGTAAGTAAACATCGAGCCGCCGACTTCAAGAGTGTAGTCACCCTCGACCATGTGACGCATGTTACCCTCAACGGTCATGTTCAGATCACCCTGGATGTATATGTTGTGATCCCGCAGAGTGATCGAGTATCCGTCACCAACGATCTTTGTTGTGGTCGTACCGTCATGAAGAATCTCGTGATACGAACCGGACTGATGAGAGTTCGTGATGCGTGTGTTGTCCGACGTTGAATCGACTTCCTCGAGCTGACCCGCCTCGAACTCTCTTACGGAGTTATACGGATAACTCGAGTCCTGCGATCCACGAAGATCCGGCTCATCCCAGGTCGTGCGCTCGTACTCCTGATCGGGTACGGTCGAAGAGACGGTCGGTACTGCGTACTTCTTAGCCTGCTGAATCTCGGTTACACGATTATCCTTTCGCGCCTCGTAGGTCGGATGTTCCTGCCAACGATCCTCGTCTGTGACCAAAGATATATTCGAGTCACTTTCTTCGGCCGACCCAGTCCATCTTGGATTCACACCAAACGGATCAGAGAAACCGATCTCAAAGTTGGGTACAACGCGATTGATTCCCGGTATCGAACCCATCACGAGTGGATCTTGAAGATTATTATCCATGTACATCACAATGACCCATGTTCCCTCGACTAGCTGTGAGAGAGGAGCACCTGAAGTCGAGGTGTTCGGCGGTTGCATCACATAAGACCATGGAAGCGAGTCGATAGGCACATCAGACTTACGATCCTCAGAGTGCACGTTGATCACTCGTACTCGAACTCTTCCTAACTTAAGTGGATCATTACGATCCTCAACGACAGCGATATAAAATTGGTTCATCATACTATTATAACTCAGGAATCATTGGTGATGGATTTGGTGCAATGGAACGTGACGTATTGTCGAACTGTAGGTCAAGATTTGCGTCCTCGCCAACACCGTCACGAATCAACTCGGCCGACATAGTGTATTCTCCGTCCTTGATGTAGTGACGAAGAGAAGCAATAATGTACTTACCGGAGTTCACCTCATCGATCTGTCGATCATCGGATGTCAGCGTAGGAGAGAAGTGTGGCAGGACGTAGTCGACCGTCTTGCCGACACCGAACGGTTCACCAGTGTCGAGCGTATACGCAATTGAATCCATGTACACCTTCACGACAGAGTTAGCGTGACGATAGAGATATGAGTTCAAAATCGACAGATCAAGATCCTCGATCGTACTCAGATTCGGTGACTCAAAGTTAAACGCGTACTCGTTACGAAGTAGATAGTAGTTCTTTGTGTCGGTGATCTCATTGACGTTAATACCGCCAACAGTAAACTTATCAGTGATCCACTCACCGGCGATCGTTGGCGCACTCCGTTTAAAGTCGAATCGAGCCTTCTGATACTCACGATTCGACGGATCGACGATCGTCACAGTCGACCCGTAAGCGCCCTTGTTCAACTGATCGTACGTATTGTACGCACGTGATATCGATGTGTCGTAGACCGTCGCTCTTTCATTGAGAGAGTCATCGGTCGCAAAACCGTCCGGTGATTTATTCGTTGGTTTCGTCGGTTTGATCTGTATGATCGGATCTTTGGCAAACATCGATCCGAGAGACTCAAGACGAATCTCATCCTGATAGAGTGAGTCGTACACAAACATTGGAGTGTCGTCTTCGGCAAG